GATAAGCAAGAAGCTTGTCATCATGAGATCATCTATAGAGAATCAAGATGGGATCATCGAGCAGTAGGCAACATAGGTGGCAAGAAGCAAGCCTATGGCCTATATCAGATGAAGGTTGAGAGCTTAAAGACAGGCTCTACAGTTAAACAGTTCTGGATGTATTGGACTTATGTCATGCATCGTTATGGAGTAACACAGTATGATGAGCCTAACTATTGCAAGGCATTGCAACACTTAAAGACTAAGGGATGGCAATGAGTACAAAGAGAGGCGATCCTAGAGGGACAAGGGCTTACAAAGCCAGACGCCTTGAGGTGCTAGCTCGTGATCAATGGACTTGCTTCTATTGTCAGATGCCAGCAACCACAGTCGATCATGTCATTCCCATCATTCAAGGTGGAGATCCAATCGCTTATGACAATCTGGTGTCATGTTGTACTAGGTGCAATAGCAGCAAGGGATCACGCTCAGAGGGCGTTTTTTTAGCACGACAGGCCACCCCCCCTGTCTTTTCTGGCAATATATACCCGATGCAGTCCAGAACGATGCTGGACAGTCCCTTTACCGCCCGACCAGTCACAGACAGTCCTGACTAGTGGCAGCTCGTAAACATGCGCTACGAGGGGCAATCAAGGCAAGGCTTCACAGTCCATTAATCAAGGGCAAAACTAGAGCCGACGAGGTTGCCAAGATGGCAGATGATCTCGGCATGCCTTTAATGCCATGGCAGAAGTGGGTTCTCGATGACATGATGCGAGTAGACGCCAAGGGCAATTACATTCGCAAGACTTCGCTGTTATTAGTAGCCCGACAGAATGGTAAATCCCATCTAGGACGCATGAGAGTCATCTGGGGGCTGTTCTATGGAGGCGAAACTAAACACCTGATCATGTCTTCCAACCGAGCCACAGCTCTTATGACCTTTCGTGAGATCGCATGGATCATCGAGAATGCGCCTCACCTTAAGGCTGGCACTAAGGCTATCCGCTACGCCAATGGCGGCGAACGCATCGAGCTTCTCAATGGTGCAACCCTTGACCTGGTATCTGATACTCGTGACTCATCTCGTGGACGCACAGCAGACTTTCTCTGGATCGATGAAGTTCGAGAAATTAGCAAGGATGGTTATACCGCTGCCATTCCTACGACCCGCGCTAGACCTAACTCGCAGACCTTTTTGAGTAGCAATGCTGGCGACGCCTTTTCAGAAACACTTAATAACCTCAGGGAGCGAGCACTTTCAGCGCCTCCTAAATCATTTGGGTTTTACGAATACTCAGCCCCACAGTATTGCAAGATCACAGACCGCAACGGATGGGCATTCGCTAATCCTGCACTCGGTCACACAATAACGGAGGAATCACTTGAAGAGGCTGTTGCGACTAATAAAATTGAAGACACTAGAACTGAGCTTCTATGCCAATGGATTGATTCTCTACAGAGTCCATGGCCTCATGGCGTACTTGAGGCAACCTCCGATGCCACGCTCCAAATCCCGATCGGTGGCTATACAGTATTTGGCTTCGATGTATCTCCATCTCGCCGCAATGCGAGCCTGGTTGCTGGTCAGATTATGGGTGACGGAAGAATCGGTGTCGGGATTCTCCAGACGTGGGAGTCTCAAGTCTCGGTCGATGACCTAAAGATCGCAGCTGAGATCAAGGGCTGGGCTGATCAATATCGGCCTAAGATGATCTGCTACGACAAGTACACCACACAATCGATCGCTGAAAGATTGGCCAATGCTGGTCAGATAATTCAGGATGTCTCAGGGCAGCAGTTCTATCAGGCCTGTTCTGATCTCCTTGATGGTTTGGTAAATGGTCGTGTCGTGCATAATGGCCAGGAAGAGTTAATTAAACAGATGAATAACTGTGCCGCTAAAACTAATGACTCATCATGGCGCATCGTTAAACGCAAGAGCGCAGGCGATGTTTCTGCGCCGATCTCTTTAGCCATGGTTGTATCGATGCTATTAAAACCTCAACAGATCGCAGCGATTTACACCGCATAGTGTATAATTGCCCTCTATGGGTATCCTTTCGCGCCTCACAGGTGCAGCACCAAAAGCCAATGTTGAGGCTCAGTACGCACCTCAGGTCTTAGGTGAGTATTCGCCTTATGCGATGCCGTTCCAATTTGCTTACGTTGGACGCACAGAAGCAATGGGAGTTCCAGCACTAGCTCGATGCCGCAATCTTCTCGCTGGCACAATCGGAACCATCCCTCTTGAACTTTACAAAAAATCAACAGGCGAAAAATTAGGAAAGCCTCTCTGGCTTGATCAACCTTCTTACTCTCAGCCTCGATCAGTAACTATTGCTTACACAGTCGATTCACTTCTATTTTACGGACAGGCATTTTGGCAAGTCGTCGAGACATACCAGGAGGATGGTCGCCCATCTCGCTTTGAGTGGGTCGCTAACAGCCGCGTCACAGCTACTCTCGATCGTGACAATGTTTTCGTCAAGTCCTACGCCATCGATGGTACGACAGTACCAATGGACGGCTTAGGGTCATTAATTACATTCCAGTCACTAAGTGACGGCATTCTGAACACAGGCACATCAACAATTCGTGCAGCTCTAGACATTCAGAAAGCCTCAGTAATTGCAGCGGCTACTCCGATGGCTACTGGATACCTAAAGAACACAGGCGCAGATTTACCACCTGCTGAAGTTCAAGGATTACTCGCAGCATGGAAGAATGCTCGTCAAAATCGTTCTACGGCTTACCTTACTTCCACTCTCAATTATGAGTCAGTAGGATTCAGCCCTAAAGACATGATGTATAACGAGGCTATCCAGAACCTTGCTACTGAGATCGCTCGCCTCTGCAACGTCCCACCTTATTACGTTTCAGCAGATCAGAACACGACAATGACTTATGCCAACGTTCAAGACGAGAGGCTTCAATTTCTGACTCTATCCTTGCAGCCTTTCGTATCGGCCATCGAAGATCGTCTTTCAATGGATGACATCACAGCTCGTGGCAACATCGTCAAGTTCGATCTTGATAGCAATTATCTACGCACAGATCCACTCAAGGAACTTTCAATTATTCGTGAACTCCTCGATCTCCAATTAATTACCCAGGAGCAAGCGATGGAGATGACAGACCTAACACCTAACGGAAGCGAAGGCATGCAATGAAAGAGATGCTCACATTCTCAGCAGAATTAACAGCGGATGCGTCAGAGCGCACTATCTCTGGAAAGATCGTTCCCTTTAATGGCGAGGTCGGAAACACATCCGCGGGAGCCGTTGTCTTTGAGCGTGGCGCGATTAATATCGCTGACTCATCTAAAGTGAAGCTCCTTCTGGAGCACGATCCTAAGCAGCCAATCGGCCGCGCTCAATTCTTTAATGAAACAGAGGACGGAATCTTCGCATCGTTCAAGATTTCTAAATCATCTCGTGGCACAGATGCCCTCATCGAAGCCTCAGAAGAACTTCGCACTGGTCTATCAGTCGGAGTTATGGTCAATGCAGCCAAGCCTAAGAATGGCGTCCTGTATGTATCGAGTGCTGACCTCCTCGAAGTAAGTTTAGTGCAGGCCGCCGCATTTAAGTCAGCAGCCGTCACTGATATTGCGGCATCTGAAGATGAAGCCGTAGAAGAAACCCTACCAACAGAAAGCGAGACAGCCACAGTGGAAACCACTCCAGCAGTCGAAGCAACACCTACAGTTGAGGCTGCCGCAGTTGAAGCTGCTCGCCCTGCTGTAACAGCAATGGCTTACACAAAGCCACGCATTGAAGTAACAGCTGCAAAGTATGCAGAGAACACAATCCGCGCAGCACTCGGAGACGACGTAGCTCGTCAATGGATCGCAGCAGCGGCAGACACATCTGACAACGCTGGTCTTGTACCAACACGTCAGCTCTCTGAGATCATCAACCCTCTCGGAACCACAATCCGTCCATCAATCGATGCAATCTCTCGTGGAGTGCTTCCAGATGCAGGTATGACATTTGAGATTCCAAAGATCACACAGATGCCAACAGTTGCGATCGAGCCAGAAGGCGACGCATTTAGCGACACAGATCAGAATTCAAGTTTCCTTTCAGTAACAGTACAGAAGTACGCTGGACAGCAGACATTCTCAGTTGAATTGCTAGATCGTACATCTCCAGCATTCTTCGATGAGCTAGTCCGCAACATGGCAGCAGCTTACGCTAAGGCGACTAACTCAGCAGTAAACGCTGCACTTATTTCAGGTGCCACAGCAGATGCGACAACAACAGTAACTTACCCAACAGCAGCAGAACTCCTCGGAATCGTTGCTCGCGGATCAGCATCTGTTTATGGCGCAACAGCAGGACTTCCAAACCCATTTGCTCGCAACATGGT